AACTGTTCTTTCTTTTCAGGTTTCATTGTCTTCTGTGCTCATAAGATGGGTTACTTTTTGAATGGCGAAGATCATGCTTTCAACTGTTGCCGTGCGTCCTGGTGCAATGCCAAACGCTTGAACCGTCTTTTCAGCGTGATCCACTTCCATCTGTTGAAGCTCCTCACGCTTTCTTTGGACTAGAGTTTCTCTCATCTTATAAAGTCTCAACTGCTTTTCTAACCTGCTCATTTCTTCCTCATTATTTTGGTGTGGATGATTCTATCGTCTAACTCAATCTTGATTTCAGTTGTTGTCTTTCCGAATGTCATTGACCACGTTGGCTCTGTTTTCTTTTTCCGAAATTTTCGTTTCTTAGAACGCATCTTTACGCGCCTCACGTTCAAAAGACTCTTCACACTCGTTGCTTGGTGACGAATGAATCAAAGCCGTCACGAGGAACAAAGTCAATGCCGAGCATCCTAGGTAGAGATATACATAAGTCATGTTTAAACCCCTTGAAGATTGTTCACGATCGATTGAACCGATCCGTTTTCCATATTGAGCGTGCAGTAGTTTGCACCGAAGGTGACTGAAGTTTGGTCAAGCACCTGAAACGTGTCGCCACTATCCACACCAGAAGTATAGGTGACTGAAGCACCGCTTTCCGTCAACGTGTAATAGTAGCCATTCTCTTGAATCTCAATTGTGGTGGTAGCGCTATTCCAAGTGGTGAGGGCCACACAGAGATTATAAGCCACAGTGTTGTTCTCTTCGGGAATGAAGCTCAAGTCCTGCACCTGTGGTGAAGGTGATGCACTTGGTTGTGGGCTTGGCTGGCTTGTAGGTTCACTCGTTGGCTGAGAGACTGGACCACTCACAGGTGCGTTTGCTGGCAAGCTGATAGCATCAGCCTGTTCCGATGATGCCGCGCCACCTTGGCAGCCTGACGAAATAAGAGCTAAAACACCTAAAGCAATTAAAGTTTTCATTTGACCTTCCTTCCAGTGAGACTGAAAAATAAATCCGCTAAAACCTTTTGACGGGTGTAATCCTCATCGGCAGTCAACATCGCAACACCAAACTTCTGAGATAGGAAATCCGTAATGTGTGGCTCAATATGAAGGGCTAGTTCTTCTCTTGGTCCACAGTTAGGCATGAACTGCTCAAGTCCATTCATGATCGCTTCCTTCAAACTCTTTGGTGTTCCGTTACACATTCTCTGTTTACTCCGTTACCGTCTGTTCAACGTAATAATCTACTGGCTGCTCTTGCTTTGATGGGTCCTGATCACTCCAATCCGTTTGGGGTTGAAGTGCTGGGCTTGCGTTCGTGATATTCATCATCAGTACAATTGCTGTTACCATAAGAAGAGTATGACATAGTAATACAACGTTGTCAACTGTCCATGAAAGAAGTCTTCCGCCTACGTTTTACACCAATGTCGCTCAAGACACACTTTTCCTCATTCTCCCTGTTCGTTTTAAGCTGATGACAGTCTCCACAAAGCCCCTGTAAACCTTTCGACGTGCAAAAAAGCCTTTTAATGAAGCCGTCACTGTCCACAGGGCCACACGCTATAATATGATCAATCTTAATCTTCGCTGTGCGGGTGTCACACTTCTCACACCAAGTGAACCCTTCTTTATCCGTACAACGCTTTACACATGTCTGCCGGGGTTTCGATTGATACCAGACTTTTCTAATGGCCGAGTCGATTCTCTTGCGCTCATGTGGACCCAAACCATCAAATGGGGTGGCTTTTTGTCTTTTTGCCATCAGTGTAACCCCCTTAACCGCTCAGTGTAACCGTTCAGGGCACTTGGCAATGTGGCTTCTGACCCTTGTTTTCCCATCACTTCTGAAATTGTAACCGCCGTAACGCCTGTAACGCCTGTTTTCTTATGCGCGGGTACGCGCGCCCTCACGCGCCCACATACGCACGCGCTACATTGTATTACTCTACTACTAGTATAGATATTATATAGATATATAGAGGTTACAAAGGTTACACATACAATAATAACATTTAAAAGCACTATACCTATCCACTTTTTGGTGTAACCCCTACGTGTTAAAATAGAGGTAACAGAGCGGTTATTGCGGTTACATCGTTTATTCTTTCTCATTTCTTAACCCACACCTTCTGAATAACATTGTTTTCAACACGCTTGGTGATTGGACGATACTTCAAGCGTCTCATGATCTTTCCGATCCGTCTTCCTTCAACTAATGACGGAGTTCCGTTTGACATGGTGATAGCTCTGAAAAGCTCAAGAGACTTAAAGTGATCAGCGTTCTCTTCTTTATCGGTGATTTCTTTAATAAGTGGTTCCCACACATCCACCTCAAAACGCTTTTCCTGTTCCCCCCGCGCAACGAGTTCTAAATCCTTGGGCAAGTAAAGCTTCTCACCGAGTTCATATCTGTACTTTGCTTCTGCCCAGAGTTGATCGCGATTGTCCTTTAACCACTGACGACGCGCTTGACCTACCCTCACAGGCCAGTAACGACGATTGCCCGTCTCATCCGTCAGGTATTCTTGATCATTCGTTGAGCCGATGAAGATACACTGGCGAGGGTAGTCCTGAGCACGCCTTTCATAGCTTAAGCGCACCCGATCCACTTGCCTTGAGATGAATGCTTTCACCGCTTCCGCTTCTCTGCCCCGGATCGAATCAAGCTCACCCACTTCAATGATCCACTTGCCCATCATCTGATCAACAACGTCTTTGTTGTGAATGTCACCAAGAGAGTCTGCAAACCAAGAAGCGCCTGTTAGCTCACGTAAGCCCATCGACTTACCTTCACCCTGGTTTCCTTCAAACACTGTCATGTAATCAAACTTGCACCCCGGCTCATAAATACGAGCCACAGCTGCACACAAGATTTTTCTACCCACAGCTTTAATATAGTCTTCCGGGCCTTGAGCCCGAAATGCATCAAAGAGCCAGTGATCAAGTCTCGGCACCCCATCCCACTCCAAACGCTCAAGGTAGGCTTTTACGGGATGAAACTTATATTGCTGGGCAAGTAGCGTATGAGCTTCAAAACAAGTTTCCTTAGCTGGCTCAAAGCGATGGTGACAAGCAAGATGATGCTTCAAAGCCAAGTCATCCGTACCCGCAAGCTCACGATCTTTTTGCCCCCCGTAAACGGTGTCTTTTAAGAAGTAAGGTCGATTAGTAAACTCGTTGAAGCCCACTACTCCACCTTCACTCATCTTTTTTTCAAGTCCAAACATGACGTTTCTCAGAGTCGTCTTTGGCTTCATATTGCCATCGAGATCAGGAAAGTTCATGGCCGCTTCTTCTTTCACCAGCTTCAAAGCTTTCTTTGGTGTGAGTTTGGGTAAGTGAGAATAATCTTCAGCTCGCTCAAACATGCGAAGTGGGTTTGTTTCATATCGCGCTTTTTGAAGCGTGTACTTATCTAACCACTTAACAGCCTTTGAGCGATCACGAGACTGCGTGTGCTCAAACGCTGCATCGCTGATCCAGTTGTTCTCGTCACTTAAGACAGAAAGGATTTCATTGTCCGTGAAATCCTTTCTGCACATCTTCATCGCAATAGAGAGAAGTTCAGCACTGCGATCAGTAACACCCTCACCATCAATAATCTTTTTGATGGTAGGAACATCAAGCTTTGATGAATAGAGATCAACGTCTACAGCTCGAAAGGATCGCGTTCCTGATAAAGTGTGTTCATCGCTCTTTTCATTTCGGCGCTGGCTTGCTGATTCTCGAAACGATTTGAAGTTTTTGGTTTCGATGAGTGGGAAATCGTTTGGCCTACCGCCGCGCCACTCGTAAGCTGAGCCGTTGGGGTGGATCGACGTAGGAAGAACCATTTGGCGACCCGTAGAGTACGCGCATATTTCCCACTTGTTTTTGTGCTTTGCGATTTCCACCATTTGGAAAGGCTCACGAGATACAGCATAAATATGCCTTGAGCCGTTACCACTGCCACTAAGAACCACAGGAGCATTTTGTAAGCTGTTTCCATTCATCACCTCTTTTAATTTTGTTAATGCTTCTTTTTTATACTTTGGATTTTTCACATCCACATCAATGCAGAAGAGAAAGCCATCGGATAGCTTGGAAGTCTCACCGAGTCTTACGCCTACATTGTATGACGGATTGAATTCAGACTTAAGTTCACCCCATGGCTTTCTTGGCCCCGTTGTCCACTTGTTTCCAATCGGACGTTTCTCACGTGGGTGAAGATAGATGAGCGAGAACCCTAAGTTATAAAGCTTCTTCAACTCTGAAAGCTTCAAGCTCATTGGACACCTAAAGTTTTGCAGTTCTTCACAAGATCATTTTCAGAGACATGCCCCGCAAGAATCATCAGCTCAATAAAATCGAGTCGATATATTTTGCAAAGCGCTTTGAGTTTCTTTGGACTTGGAGTTGCCCCACGTTCGATCGCACTAATGTACGTCGCCGCGATGGTGTCGTTACTCAGCTTCTCTATGTCGCTGAGTGACAAACCTTTTTGGTGTCTTGCATCTCGCAAGACTACAGAGAGTTTATTCATTGGAATTCCCCACACTTGATTAGGACTTAACTACAGTCGGTATGCACAACGTAGATGGGCAATTCAAAAAAAGATAGATCATCGTGCAAATAAAGATTGCCAATATTTCTTTTTGCAATTAGGTTTCAAATCACTGAACGAAAGTGTGTGGGGAATAAGAACATGGGCACGTTGAGCTATCTCAACTCAAAATTTTACTTTCACACGTCACAAGCGTGTGAACGTGATGAAGCTCTTAAAGCTGGGCTGAAATTTGATGCTGAAACTCTTCGATGGGTAACGCGCAATTTCGACAAGGCCCGCTTACTCAGGCGGTTTGCAGACGGTAGTGCTGAACGAAAATTAAAAAATCACTTCATCACGGATCTCACACCGCCTGAGTTTCTTATTTATCCCGATCACCTGGCACCAAGGTCCTGGCAAGTCGAATCAGCGTGGCATTGTTTGACACGCACACCAAGCTATGTCGCTGACGAAGCAGGGCTTGGAAAGACTGCAACGGCCATCATCGCTATAAACTCTTCACCGGGTAAGACGTTGATCGTGTGCCCGCCTTATCTTCGCTACAATTGGCAAAATGAAGTGAGCGCATGGGCAGCGGGCAAGATGGAGCATTTCGTGCGTGCATCTCTCAGGGTGATTGAAGACGCTGAATCAGCGAGTTTTGAATCAGACATTACGATCTTGCCTGATTCTCTTCTGACAAACGGAGTAGTGCAAAAGAAGCTATCGGCGTTCCGCTTCAAGTGGCTCATCGTTGATGAAGCTCACCGATATAAGACTGACGACGCTCAAAGAACAACAGCCCTTTTAGGAGATGAAAAAGAATATGGACTCACCGCCCTTGCGGAAAGAACGGTTTTGCTGTCCGGCACACCTATCCCGAACGGTAGGCCAATCGAGCTGTACCCAGTGCTCTCTCGTCTCGCACCTGAATCAATCCTTTTCAGGGATGCTGAAAGATACTGGAAAGATTTTTGTGGTGGTAAGTCAGTCACTCGTTATGAAGGACGGCGAGCCATTGTTAACCGCGACCTTCAAGGAGCTTCAAATCTCAAAGCCCTCAGACGCGAACTTAGACGAAAGTTCATGGTTAGGCATCTAAAGAAAAACTGTCTCAAAGAGCTAGGACCAAAAACCCGCCAAATACTATTTTTGAACGAACCGGGGATTGGCATTAAAGCGCTTGAGAAAGAAATCCTCACCAATCATGAATTGGAAGACTTGATCGGTGAGGATTATAATTTAGGCGATATTGCTCGCTATAGGCGTGAAGTCGGCGAAGTGAAACAACTGCCAGCGTTCAGGTTCATCAAAGACAAGTTAGATGAGACGGGTGAGAAGATCGTGGTGTCGGCTTATCACATCGAGACGGTAAACTTTCTTCACCGGCATCTTGCAAAGTACAACGCGCTCAAGATTCAAGGCGGCATGTCTGCAAAGGTTAAATCATCGGTCGTTGCTGAATTTCAAAACAACCCGAAGGTGCGTGTTGTTGTGGGCAACACTCTTGCTATGGGTTTGGGTAACACACTGACGAAAGCCCCGATCTTTGTTTCGGTTGAACCTGAGTGGACACCCGGCACCAATGAACAAATGGAAGATCGCATTCACCGCATCTCGCAAGAGAAACACGTTTACTGCATTTACTTGGTTTTAAGAAATAGTCTCGATGAGAGGATGTTACATCGAGCCTTGAGCAAAGAAGAAAACATCCAAACTGTAATGGCTTGAAAGGAACGACTCGCATGAAACTGACAGTACACTTAGAAGGAAAAACAAAAGCGGATCTCGCAAAGGGCTTGAAAGCTCACTTGGCACTTTTTCAAAATGACGAAGAGACTGACGCAATCGATGTGTCAAGCCTTGGGAAAAAAGGAAAGAAGAAACCACTAAAGACTGTGGACGCTGACGAAGATGAAGACTTTGGAAGTGAACCCTTGGATGAAGAGGACCTTGACGATGGCGAGGACGATGAAGAGGAAGAAGACGCGCCGACAAAAAGAGCTGGAAAGTCTGGGCCTGTTCGGAGTGGAAAGAAGCAATCCAAAAAAGTGGACACTGAACAAACCGAAGAAACTGACGATGAAGAAGATGAGGAAGGCTCTGAAGGAGATGATGAAGCTGATGAACCGTCAGTGAGCTTTCAAGACGTGAGAGCGGCCCTGAATAAGTACGGTGAGAAGCATCCTGATCAAGCTCGCGCAATTCTTTCCACGTTCAACATCAAGTCGCCAAAAGAGTTGTCAGCTAAGCACAACGAAAAATATTGGGAACCCGTGTACCGCAAGGTTATGGCCAAGATCAAAGCAGCTAAGAAAAGGAAGTGATTTATGTTTTTTAGAAAAATGAGGCATCATCGTCATCAACTTTACTGTGCTTTTGAGACTGAAGCTAAGGCCATTGAAGCAAAAGAAAACGTCTTTGAAAAAGAAGTTTATGCCGGACAAATTGATTTGAAAGGCAGAATCGAAACAGTCATGGTTCCAACTCAAGTTTGTATCAACTTAGAAAACGAAAAGAGTTGTGACATGAAAGGGCCTAGAAAAAAAGCATCTGTTGAAGCTTGCGATGAAGAAGATGATTTTTAATAAAAATTAAACCACAGCGGAAGCCGTAAAAGAGGCGATGCGGCCCGGAGACACATCGCTGGTGGTTTTAGTCAGGGGTTTGCGAGATGGCCGAGTAACACGAAAGTGTAGACTTTCAGGACGGCGCAACTTAATGGGTGGCCTGTAATAATAGTCCTAACCCTGGCTTTTTAAAAGATCGGTGCCTGTGAGGGAATAACCGAAGGGCGTGGAGCGGGGAAAACTCCACGCCTTCTTAAAGGAGACAAATGAATAAAATTGCAAAGTCGTCACGTCGTCGAATGGAGTCGCAGGCTAAAGTGAGTCGCACGACAAGAGCCGTGAGAAAGGGTAAGAAGTACAATCCTTTTATTCCATCGAAATTGTCTGGCACTTATCCACGAGGGTATTTCGATAAAACTGAAAGGAACGCATGAGCAAAAAAGCTAAGAGCGTTACTATAAAATTAAAAGACTTGCCTGATGGCAACGTCGATATTGATATCAAATTTTCACCGCCCGTAAGTTACGCCGATGCGCAAGGTGCCCAACGGTGGGGTTATCAAATCCTTGATGAGATCAAGCGGGTTGAAGCTATTAAGATAACTGAACTAGAGGTGGCTCATGGCCCGCGCTGAAATCACACGCTTTAGTTGCAATCATTGCGGCATCACTGTGGACATTTCCACCAATCAAAAGTACCCACCGGGCTGGACACAGTTTGCCACTCGCCGGATTGGGCCTAATGAAGAAGACGGGTCAACAACATCCGATCTTTGCCAAGAGCACTCCAAAGGATTTTTAGATTTCCTACACGGGAAAAACGGACCCCATCGAAACCAATTTGAAGCAAGAGCAGAAAGAACAAACGCATGAGCCACGACCTACCCATGTCACCCGAATTAAAACGAGCCATTCAAGAAGACACAGCACTGAGTGAAAAGCGCATCGAGATCATGAGAGATGATCAGACGGTGTTTGCTCTTGCGGTGCTAATGATGGATCTTCATGTGGCAACTCTTCTCAAGAATAAAAATGGTGCTGCAAACTGTTTGATGAAAGCAGGTGTTGTGCTGAGAAATAATGCTGGCTTTCCTGCCCGCTTCAAAGCAGCCCAACAAGCCGTCATTGATCAAATGAGAAAGCAAGGTCCACCGGACCCTAACAGTGTGCCGCTTCCAACAGACACGGCGCTCAACATCCGTAAAGAGAATGGTCAAGTGATCGATCTCCCAACGAAGCCACCCGAAGATCAACTATGATGCCCGATGATTACGCAAAGATGAAAGCCGACATTCAAGCCGTGATCGTCTCTTGGTGTGAAGGTGCGAGTGTTGACCCAACGAATCCCGAGCAAGTCATGGCGTGCTCACGCTCAATTTGGAACGCGCTTGAAGAGTCAGGAAAGCTTCACCCTGAAATGAGATATCAAGCTTTCTTAGAGGCGATCAAGTGTGAGGCAATCATGGCTCAACAAGCGAGCGCACCGAGTTTCTTCTTTCAATTTAAGACCACAGTCAATGTGAAGTGTGAGGCAATATGAGCAGTCATGTGATGATCGATCTTGAAACGCTAGGTAGTACACCAGGATGTGCAATCCTTTCGATCGGTGCAGTGAGGTTTTTCCCGCACTTGAATGGGCTTCAAGCTGAAATGTATAGTCGGGTGAATCTTCAAAGCTGTTTGAACGCTGGGCTTAAGGTGGAGGGAGACACTTTTTATTGGTGGCTTGATCAAAGTGAGCAAGCCAGAAAAGCCCTTCACGATGACAGACTTTACACGCTTGAGGATAACCTGATTGCTCTGAGATCATTCATTAACCCCGAAGATTTTGTGTGGGGGCATGGATCATCTTTTGATCTTGCGGTGCTGGCATCTGCTTATAAAGCTGTGGGGTTTTCAAAGCCTTGGGAATTTAGACAAGAGCGCGATACACGCACACTTCTTCACCAAGCCGGAATGACGATGACAAAAAGTGTGGACGCTCACCACGCGTTATTTGATGCGAGACAACAAGCTCTCGTCATCATGCAAGCGATGAAGAAAGTCGGCTGGAATGCCTAACCTGAAAAAACTCTTTGCACGTTACATCAAAGAGAAAAAGGAAAGCGATCATGCGAAGCTTTCCGCTTCAGGTTCGGAACGCTGGCTTGGATGCCCTGGCTCAGTGCGAATGAGCTTGGGCATCCCATCGGTTGATAACGCGGCTGGGATTCGTGGCACCAACACCCACACGCTTCTTCAATTCATTTTAGAAAATAAACACTGGCGAAGACTCTTGCAAACGCCGGAAGGGTTGAAGTTTCTTAGGCTCATCGAGTACGACTCAGCCATGCTCGCTAACGCTTTGTTTGCAGCAAAATATGTGTGGAAAGAGAAGGCTCAAATTGAATGGGAAACAGGACGAGAAGTACAACTGTTCACAGAGCGCAAGGTTGAGCTATCGGGCGTAGGCTTCGGAACGTCTGATGTGATCTTGTTTCAACCCTATGGTGTTCTTCACGTCATGGATTATAAGAACGGCACAAAGACCGTTGAGCCAGAGGGCAACACCCAAGCACTATACTACATGACGGCTGCCGCTGATGAATTTGGCTGGGAGTTCTCGTATCCTAAGATTACGATCATTCAACCCAATGCCCCCCACTCGCGTGGCCACATCAGGACTTGGGAACCCACCCACCAAGATATTGAGCGCGGCGCTTTAGTGCTGAGACGTGGCGCTAAGATCACAAAAAGGCCCGATGCCCCACTCGTTAAGAATAACGAATGGTGTTGGTTTTGCCCCGCTCGTGAGAACAAGTGCCCGCTTCAGATGGACATGAAACAGAAAAAACTTTTAGACCGTTTTCAGTTGGCAGAGTAATAAAAATAAGAAAGGAACGATAAGTATTATGGCAAAGAAAAAGAAGTTTCACCGAATTGAGATGGTGTTGTACGGGGTGCTGAGCTATCCCGATCTTCATCAACCCAAACCCTTCAAAGGCAAAACGTACTACAGGACAGATATCCTGCTCGATAACGATGATCCACAGCTTGCGGTGCTTAAGAAGAAGATCCACGCTGTGCGTGTCAAGACGTGGGGTGACGACAAGACTGAGTGGCCTGATGGCGCTAGGAAGCGTTTCATTCAAGACGGCAACGAGCGTGAAGATCAGAAGACCTATGAAGACAAAATGTATGTCTCTGTCTCCACTCAACAACCCGTGCCCGTGATTGATCCAAAGGGTAAGGCATTTTCACCTGCTCTTGTGAAAGGCGGCATGTTTGCAAAAGTAGCCGTGTGCGTTTCCCCTTGGGATAACGAAGGCGAAGAAGGCATGTCAATCTATCTTCAAGGTGTGATGATCGACACGACGAAAGAAAAGCTTGCGGGATTTGGCGGCGGGAAATCCGCTAAACAACTCTTCGGGCTTGAAGAGTCTGATGACGAAGATGATTCTGATGACGACAGCGAAGATCAAGATGATGAGGATGAAGACCTTCCACGCTCAAAGAAGAAAAAGAAGCCAGCCAAGTCTCGCGACTTTGATGAAGACGATGACTCCGATGAAGATGAGTCTGATGACGAGGACGAAGACGCGCCACCTAAGAAGTCGAAAAAGAAACCCGCTAAAAAGAAGCGTCCACCCGTTGACGAGGATGAAGACGACGAAGATGATTCTGATGACAGCGATGATGAAGACGAAGACTATTGAGTAAATGACTCGCTTTCCGCCCGTGTTAGCGAGTCTTTGGCCCGATGAGAAGTTATGAACCTCATCGGGCTTTTTCTTAAGGAGAGTTATGGAATACACGGATCAAGAATTACTGAACTGGTGGGTGGGGTTGACGAAGTCTGATCAGCGTTTTCTTATTGAGACGATGATTGAGAAGATGGAACACAAAGCTTTCCCTGAGAACCTTCTTAAAATGTACGACAACGGTCTTACGCTCTCACCAAAACAAATCGGCGCGATCAGGAAATGGGATAGATGAGTGACACGGATCTTAAGCCCATCACGGAAGATGAAGTCTGTAAACTTTGTGGTCAACGCTTAGGCGATCACTTGTTCACGGATGATGGGGATTTCTGCACGGGTAAGGGTGGCACTCGTGAGTGGATGTTCACGCCATCCAATGACTTTAGAAAACCCCATGCTTGAAGCTGTACTCGATTACGAAACGCGCTCGGCAAAGCCCCTCGAATTGTCGGGCGCGATTGAGTACGCCAAAGACCCCACGACTTCCATCTTCTGTCTAGGCTATCAGGTCAATGACGCAGAGCCTAAGATTTGGATACCTGAACGGTGTCCTATGCCCGATGATCTTTGGGAGTGTTTTAAGTCGGGTACTCTCATTGCCCACAATGCGGCGTTTGAAAGAGCCATCACGAAATACGTCTTACCACGCTACAGCTGCCTCACCAGCGAGCAGCAAAAGACGCTTGCCTCCTTACCCATCAGCCGGTGGCGTTGCCTTGCTGCTAAGGCTGCCATGTGCTCGTTGCCCCGTAAGTTAGAAGGCGCTGCCAAAGCTCTGAAGCTTGCCACCCAAAAAGACGCACATGGCCATAAGCTGATTAAAAAATACTCAAAACCTCGCAAGCCGTCTAAGAACAATCCGGCCCCTTGGTGGAGCGATAAGAAAGACCTTCGCGATATCTATCGTTACTGCCTGACTGACGTGAAAGCGGAACGTGAGCTTCACGATGCTTTGCCGGACCTATCGGACTTTGAACAATCGGTGTGGGAACTTGATCAGAAGATCAACGATCGCGGTGTGCTGATCGACATTCCCACCGTGAAAAAGATTCTTGTTTTAGTGAACGAAGAGATGAGAGAAATCACCAAACGCGTGCAGGTCTTATCGCGCGGTGAAATCGACTCACCCACTCAACGAGCCAAGGTGCTTGAGTGGATCAATAAGCGCGGCGCTAAGATGGCAAACCTTCAAGCCCCCACGATCCGCGATCGGCTTCTTGGTGATGATCTCACACCTCAAGTGAGATCAATGCTTGAGTATCGTCAAGGTGGATCAAAGACTTCAGTCTCTAAATACTACACCATGCTTGAAGCGGTGGGTGAAGATCACCGAGCGCGTGAACTTCTACTTTACTGCGGGACAATTCCAACGGCGAGATGGAGTGGTAAGCGCATCCAGCCACAAAACTTTCCACGTCCAACAGTGAAAGAGCCGGGGCAAGATTTCTTTGATTCAGATAAGGCTATTCGGATTGCGCTCAAGCGTGGACGTAAAGGCTTAGCCAAGCGCTACGGCAAAACAAAAGTGATGGACGTTTTGGTGTCGATCATTCGTGGAATGCTGATTGCTTCCATTGGACATGATCTTTACTGCGCTGACTTTGCAGCGGTGGAAGCTCGTATTGCTTTTTGGGTGGCCGATCACGTTGAGGGCATCAAGGCTTTTGAAGAGAAGAGAAAACTCTATGAAGAGATGGCGAGCGAAGCCTTTGGCATCCCGATCTCTCAAGTCACAAAAAACTCTATCGAAAGATTCGTCGGAAAAGAATCAGTGCTCGGTTGTCAGTACGGTCTTGGCTGGGCAAAGTTTTTAAGAAACTGCCACCAAAAAGGCGTGAAGCAAGTGACGCCTGACATGGCCAAGAAAGCCGTTTACACCTATCGAAAGATTCACCATCCCATTCCTGAGTTTTGGAAGAAGATTGAAGACGCGTGCATTCAAGCTGTCTTAAATCCTGGTAAGCGTTACCGAGTCACCAAGGTGACGGTCTATGTGTCTGACAAGTGGCTCAACATCAAGTTGCCAAGTGGACGCCGTCTTCGTTACTTCAAACCACGCGTCACTCAAAAGCAGTTGGCATCGAGCAGAATGGTGCCCGAGATTCGTTACTGGACGGTGGACGGCTACACGAGACAGTGGATTGAAACTTCTATTTGGGGTGGGGTTTTTCTAAATCATATCGTTCAAGGCATTAGTCGTGACCTGATGGTGAACGGGGTGATTCAAATCGAAAACGCGGGTTATAAGTTTCTTCTCTCAGTTCATGATGAGGGCTTGGCTGAGAAAAAGAAAGGACTTGGCAACGTCGATGAGTTCGTTAAGCTTATGACTAAACTGCCCGTTTGGGCAAAAGGCGCTCCGATCACAGCGGAAGGATGGAGTGGCCCACGTTATAAGAAAGGCTAAAGGAATGGCCCAACGAAAAAAGAACCGCTGCATGGTAAAGTCTTGCCGCGTGATCATTGATCCGAGATATCACTTTTGCTACCCGCATCGAAAGTGGAGTCTTCACGATGTGAAAACTCAGTTTGAAGAGAACCATGCTGAGCCAGTGAAGAAAGAACCACTGAGAAGATTTTTTTGTGATCCGTGCGGCTCAGTGAGCTTTTCACCGAGCTACACGGATTGCAAAGCCTGTGGACATAAAACAGAAGAAGTGCCTAGAGCGGATTAAGTGGCGGCGGGGGCTGGCGTCAACTCTTCGGGCGCGTCGATGTTTTGAGTCTTCGTGGTCTGTTGCTGAACGCTCACGTCTTCAAGAAGCCAGGTCGCACCCGCTGGTGCAGTGCCATCACCATAGATTTCTTGAACAGAGCCATCAGCCATTTTGTAACAACGGAAACGAAAATTAGATTGAGAGATTCGGATAGAAGGCATTTGATTTTCTCCTTGGTTATAAATCGATTGAGTCTTCGTTGCGGGCACGGAAGTACCCCCTGATCTTATCACGAAGTTGAATTTGTCGTTCATCCCACGTCTCAAGCATCAACATCCCGTGTTGATCGTACTTGATATCCGTTTCGGGATTGTACTTACAGTCAGACAAAATCTTGCCTCTCGTGCCGTAGAAGCGTAGCGCTTTCTTACCGTGGAAGTCGTGATAAACAGTACCCGGAACAAAGCCCACATCGCGTTTAATCCAGCGCTGAGCGCGTGCTTGCCACTCAAGCATTTTACTCATGTAAGGCCCGGCAGCGTATTCACTGCGAGCAGAGACTAAGGTGCCCACAAGTCCGTGAGCCATGTACCAGTCACCGGCACCAAGAATCGCGTAATCGATGATGCCACCCACTTTGTTGAGAGCATCGAGATTAGCAGCCCATGCGAGCCCCGGACGGCCAAAGATGACCTTTCCAGTTTTTGAGACACCATACTCAAGTTCAATTTGTCGAAACTCTTCTGGGTTTGGGGTGCCGTACTTCACATAGTTTGCCATGAAAGAGGGCTGAGCTTCACCGATTGGATTGAAGTTGATATCGAGATCAATTAAGTTTTCCCACATTTGGACAAACTCGTAATGCTGAAGCTGGTGCCACGTTTCCTCAAACCAATCGCGGTGGGTACGTGAAGGTCTGCAATCGGCATCGACCCACGCGACTTGATTCACTTGCAAGCCTAAGCTTGGAGCAATCGCGCAAGCGTGTCTCACACCCATGTTGATCATGTTTTCTTTGTGCCAAAGTTCCTCAACGGAACGAACTTGAAGATGAAAAGGATTGTTAGGCTTCGTCACCATAAAGGGACGATCACCAAAGGCTTGCTCGACCGTGATCAACTTCACACCGGCTTGCTCGCACATTTCTTTGAAGCGCCAGTAAAGTTCATAACGGCGCTTGTATCTGATCGGATTCGAGAGAACAGTGATCACCCAAAAACCATCAAGGTTTGCCGGTACTCGGTGAAGCTCATGATGTGGGGTGTGCGGTTCAGCGGGGGTTAACGGACTTCTTTGCCCTGGTTCAACTATTTGCCATCCTTGCATGTGCAAACAATATGCAGACCAATATCACTTTGGCAAATTATTTTTAACTGCGGCCCTGGCCGGAATCGAACCCGCGACCCCCACAGGGGAATTACACCCGTCATGTGGTGCTCTACCACTGAGCTACAAGGCCACTGTTATTGTCTCATTGGTGTTGGGAGAGCCAAAAACAAATCATCAAGGTGGCCAAGATTAGCCACCAAAGATCAAATTTCATTCGGCTTGGAAAGATTGAACTTGCTTAAGAATCTTTTTGTGATTCTCGATTGTAGACTGAAGGGCATATGAGCAATCATTTTTGAGAAGCCGACACGCGGTTTCAAGCTCAGTCGTCTCTTCACCGTAGTCTGATGCCGATTGAAAAACACCCGGTGGGTGAGCAGGGGTTGTGCTCGTTGCGGGCTGAGCTTCAATCATCTCAAGGGCTTCTTGTGTGGTGAGCTGAGTTGTCGTGGAAGTGCCTACCGTGTTTGCGCAAGTGGCACCAAGGCTGATGACGCCGTTAACGAAACACGCGGTGCGGTTTTGGATCTCAATTGTTTGGCAAGCGTTAAGGGCCAGTGTGAACCCAATTAGCAAAATCAGTTGCAGCGGTTTGAAGCGCGGTTTGGTAGGCACTTGAAGTAACTCCTTGCTCTTGGGCGATGAGCGCGAGGGCTTCGCTTGCGGTTGACCATTTGTTTTGAAGCTCGGTATTGACAAGCTTAATTGCGGTGACATCAATGATTTCAACGAGCCAAGCATAAAGCGCGTTTGTCGCGGCTTCAATCGCATCGTCTTCTAAACCTTGAATAAAAGAAAGATCCAAGACCGGGATTGTACTCTCGACACCGGCAAGAGCGACTTCGCCTGTTTTAACGAGTGTATCCCAGACAATGGTCTTGAAAGCATTTTCAACGTCAGTGAGTACAGGATAGGCTGATGTAGTCATAATTGAATCAGGGCCAGGTCCACGTCGTTAACGCCGCTTCATCCCTGGCCCCAAACCTTTTTACTGAGCCGCTACAGCGGTGTTGAGGTAGGCTTCGCCAGCCGCAACGAAAGGCTCAACGGATGCAGGAACGTGAGCGTTGATCCAGCTTTCAGCAAGCTTCAAGCCCACCGATCCGGTGCCGAGCTTGATCGATCCGCTACCCGACAAGATGCCTTGAGCAGCGCCGCCGCCTACAGAAGCATCGAAGTTCAGGAAGAAATCGCCGCCTTTTTCTTGAATTAAAGCCGCGCCACCGAGAAGGGAAAATACAGTTTTCATTTAGGAGTCTCCTTTTTATGTTTGCAAACATGCAGGGCAAACCCTGCAATCTCTCTTAAGAACCACCACTTCAACACAGGATGGTGAAAGATCAAGTGAAAATTAAACGATAGTAAGTGTGAAAGAATCGACACCTTTTTGAATCTCCATAAACTGATCAAACGCCACACGACTATCTTCAATCATTCCAGCACCTTTTTTAAGTCCGAGTAAAATGCACCCCTTACTGTCTTTTAGGTAGTTTCCGATGTGAAGCTCGATATAGGTAACGGGCTGTCCCTGAAACGCCGGAACATTTTGAAGGACAAAAACATCATAGCCGTGTTCAGGTGAGAAGTAGCGCTTACAGGTGTACGTGCCAGCCGCGACTTTTGGTGCCCATCCTGGCCCGCAAAGATAAGAATGCTCAAGCGTTGCAAACGTGGCTTTCCCGTCTTCGGATTTTAAATCACCAAAGACACCATAAAGCCCGCATTGGTTTCGCGTGAGGGTGAAATTCATTTTCTATCGAGCTTTCCTTCCATGCGGGAAAGTCTTGTGTTTTGCTCATCGAGTTTGTTTGAGAGACTATCAAGCTTTCCAAGCACTTCATTTTTCAACTGATCTTGAGCTTGAGCCGTACTGGTGACGAGATCGTGAGTAGAAGATAACCACGCAGTGAAGGCGATGCCTGAGAGTAAAAACCCACCGAGTGTGCCCCACAATAATGCTTTGTCTCCAAGAGTCGCTTTCATTGATGTTTCTCCTGAGAATATTTTAAGTCTTTATACAATAAAGGACAGAGATATTCGCGGGCCTTGTTTCCGTGCCGATGCGTGGAGTTCCGTTTGTTCCGTCTGAAGTTGGATCGCCCATCACAGGTGTCGTGAAGATCGCGCCACCACCCGTACTTGCACCTGATCCGCCACCTGATGCCGACATGTAAACCACTGTTGCCGTATGACTATGACCTTGCATTTGATCGCCTTGAGTTGTTCCTTGAGTGCCGGTATAACCGATCGCTGAAATAGTTTGAGAGCCAGCGCCGCGAAGAAAAACGCCCTTGGCATTAGGTAGCGTGAAACTCGTGCCTGATCCACCATAAGTGTAAGCGATGGCCGCAAAGAGATTGGCTTGAGTCGTGGTGTTTTCAGTTGACCCATCGGCAGCAAGCCAGCCTGTTGGGCAAGTCGTGCCAGCAAAAGGCATCAACATGCCCGAAGGAAGCGCTTGAGCTAGAACGTAGCCCGTGCCAGTAGCTTGAACAAATTGACCTGACGGTGAAGGTACAGGGACAGGATTAGTTTCCGCGATCGTGATAGAGCCAGACGCGTTTGTCACCGTGATGTTTGATCCAGCGGTGATCGCAGCGGCAGTGTAGTTTGTTCCATTTCCTATAGGGATTTGACCATTAGCAGGTGTTGAATTTATTCCAAGCCCCCCTTGGCCAACAGCTGCCGTGCCTGAAATATCTGTGAACGCGGGTTGAGTCTGTGATGGAACGCCGCTTGTAGAAATGGCATTAATCCACTCATGCGACGTGCTTGCAAGTGATTCAACTCCGCCAAGAGACGTTGCTGTTGGGTTTGGGAGTTGGCTTGCTGCCACTAAGCCCGAAATATCCCTGAAAGCGGGTTGAGTTTGTGACGGGATACCACTTGTAGAAATAGCGTTGATCCATTCATGAGATGTACTTGCAAGTGATTCAATCCCGCCAAGAGAGGTCGCTGTTGGGTTTGGAAGTTGGCTTGCTGCCACTGATCCAGAAATATCCGTGAACGCTGGCTGAGTCGCTGAAGGAACACCGCTTGTCGAAATAGCGTTGATCCATTCATGAGATGTACTTGTAAGTGATTCAATCCCGCCGAGCGTACTCACTGACGGGTTTGGAAGAACACCGGCAAGCTGATTATAATTCACCTGGCTACAGTTTGCGACACCCGCTGCCGTGATGCCCGTAGAGTAATCACCACTTGTGCATTGAGCAGGTGAAGAAGCTAAAGCCGTTGCTGTGGCCGCGTTAGACGTGATCGAAGAAGCAAGATCAACTGTGGTTCTATTATTAACTGAAGAGTCTGAGATAGAAAAATTAGTGGTGAAGTTTAAGTTTGCTCTTTGAGTCTCGCCCGTAGCGTTGCTCTGTACGGTTTGATAAAAGATTGTGGGCGTGCCAGATAGTTGAGAGTAAGCCACTTGAGAACATGACAAGTTCCCACTCGCTGCAATCGCGTCAGCGTATTGGTTTGCTGAGCATCCCGTAGGGACAGCGGCAAGAGCTGTAGCTGTTGCAGCATTCCCGCTCGTGTTGGCCGCGTTGTTTGGGATATCACCGCTTGAAAGCGTGGTGCCTGACGTGACAAGACCTTTGGCATTGAACGTAACTTTAGGCGAAGTCCCTGCCGTTGCAACTGTTGCTAGGGTAACTGTTGCTGAGCCAGGTCCAGAAAAAGTAGCGTCACCCGTTCCGCCAGTGACATAGTTTCCAGCGGCTTGTTTTCCGTTGAAAGTAGTCCAATCCGCTGAAGCAAGACACCCGGCTTGTGAACCTGATGCCACATTACAGGTAACGGTTCCGGCCGTGTTCACCAGTGGTGACGAGAAGGTAAGAGCGGCTTGTTTTCCGTTAAAGGTGTTCCAATCGGCGGCATCTAAAAGCCCTGGCTGACTCGTGTTTGCCGTTTGAACATTCACCGTTACGTTTGGCCCAACAGTGGAGTTGGCACCGCTTCCAATAAAAACACCCGTAGTAGATGAACTGATGGTCCCTGGTGTGAGAGAACCCTGTTTGCTGTTGAAGGTGTTCCAATCGGTGCTATCTAAATACCCGTTGTGGGTTGTGTCTGCAACGTGCTGAGAGATGGTGGTGCCTGAACCAATGACGGCACCTGATCCGCTACCTACTGTGATGCCATCCGTACCACTATCAGTTAGGTTTCCAAACGTGAGAGCGCTTTGCTTTCCGTTGAAAGTAGTCCAATCCGCTGAAGCAAGACACCCGGCTTGTGAACCTGATGCCGATTGACAAGTGATGTTGGGAGTAGCACCACCTGAACTTGAAAGAGGGCTTGATGCCGTAACAGACGACACACCCTGAGAAAGAGTGTAGTAGCCAAGCACGCCTTCAGCATTAGTGCCGTAATATTGAGTGTCACCCGGTGTGGCAGAATCTCCCACCAAGGAAACATTTCCGGCAGTATTGACGAGAGAATCGATAAAGGTGAGCGGCGTTTGTTTTCCATTCAACTGAGCTTGCACATCACTCGTGACGTTTTGAATATACCCAAGCTCAGTCGTTGTGACGGGGCTTGAAACAACATCGCTACTTCCGTTGAGCACCATCACTCGGTTTGGAGTCCCGAAAGAAAGAGTCAATGTTGTATCGATGGTGCAAGAATTGACTTCAAACGCTTGCGCGGGTTGAGCTAGAAATAATGAGAGTAAAAGAAAAAGCATTTTAGGTTTCTCCTACAGGTGTCACGATCCAGCTCACCTCGCCTGAGAGCGCTCCGTTTGCGTTCGTGTTGATGATAAAACCTGTGGTTTCTTTGGATTGATAACTGAAGATCCGGGCATCTACACCACTAATCGCAATCGAGTAGTTCGTGTCTGGGAGTGCTGTTTCAAACGTGACTTGAGCGACAAGTGGAGTTCCTGAGAAACTTTCAGCTGAAACAAGTCCAGCTTTCACCGTAACGCTTTCTGATGCTGCAAGATTCGGTGATCCAGGTTCAGTGCAGATAGCTCTGAGATTGTTTCCGATGACTAGACCTATCGGCCTACCCACTTCACAATCCGTTTCAAAAACAGCGCCAGTCACATTCGAGTTCATTAAGCCCCCGAAAAGTCTTGAGGTTGAATGTTGAGGACTTGTTGAAGAAGGAAGATCGTTCTCGTCCCGCCGTTTGCAACTGTGGGTGTAAGAGTGACGTTGCTACTCACTACATCCGAGAAGCCCAAGGCCGCGATCGTGGATGTAAGAGTAAGCTCTGCCTCATCTTCCGACCCACTTACTTCAGCTTCAATCGGAATTCCAGCCCCTTCAATTTGAGTCGCAAGAGCATTGAAAACGTCTTCAGCCGTGTCACCGAGTTGTGCCACGTAGCTGAACAAAGCCCCGTTAAGTGTCGTGGAATAAGTGTTGTGGGTGACGGGTGGAGATTCGAGAGACAATGTATCTTCTTGAGCGACACCGTTCACTGTTGCGATCACTTGCAGGTTTTGATTGACCTGTGGAAGTGCTTGCATGTTTTGAGTGTCCACCGTCGTAAGATCAAATTGAATCTTACCCGCGCCAGGTGCCCCCACCACAGTAATCCCACCTGAGTTGGTGTAGGTCTTTTGGACTTGGGTGCCGCTAGGGCCGGGGAAAATACCCACGATCTCAGTGACACCCGTTAAATCAAAAGGCTCACCTGTTTGACCATAAAAAAGGCGGGTGAAAAAAGTTTTCACCGCTGACTGAACAATTTGAACTGTAGAGCAAAAACTAGATTCACCACATCCTTGATTCATAGACCCGCCTTTTTATAGCTTGATAACGTAGTATTGGCTGATGTTAGCCGGATAAGTTTGAGTTCCGATGCGTGGGGTGCCATTTGTCCCATCTGTTTGCGGATCGCCCATCACTGGTGCCGTGAACAGAGCAGCCCCACCCGTACTCGCGCCTGATCCACCAGCGTTTCCAGTCATGAAAGCCTGTGTCGCCGTGTGAATATGGCCCTGCATTTGATCGCCTTGAACGGCTGCCAAAGTCCCTGAGTAACTAATGCCGCTGATCGTTTGTGATCCAGCGCCACGAACGAAGATACCGGAATGGTTAGGCACATTGAAAGTTGTCGAGCCATCACCCACACCAAAGGTAGTGCCGATCACAGCAAACAAAGTCGCGTAGGTCGTTCTTGAAATAGCCGAGCCATCGCAAAGCTGCCATCCCGCTGGTGCTGTGTTTGTTGGCCACATCGTGATTTCACCTGATGGGCGAAATGCGGCTTGAATTTGAGCAAGCAGAGTTGCTGGTGTGGCGTTATCTAAAACGTTTGCACCTAAACAGTTTGCTATGTACTGAGCAATTTGAGACACAACGTAGGTGGCTTGTCTCAGAGCTTTGTTGTTCAGTGCTGATGAAGCTACACCGGATTGTTGGCCGATCGGAAGTTGGGCATTAGCGAGGTAGGAAGCTTGACTAAGAACATTGGCCCCTGAACCTGTTGCAAACGCGACGAAATCATTTTCAACTGACATATTTTTCTCCTTTATTTAAACTTCTTATATTTAAAGCGGTAACGGTTCTTTGAACGATAAAAGCCCCGTTACCGCTCAAACAGCTAGTCACATCCGTGTGTTCACTGTTTGAAACTTGTTTCCTCATGTCGGCGCCACAAAGTTGCCCCATGAGGCAACATCCCATCCGTTTAATGAAGTCGTGTCACAATCCCACGCAAAAAGAGGGTTTGTGTCAACTGGAATAACGTAATCAGTAATCTCAACACCTTCGGGACGTGGAACGAAATAACCGCCTGTGATGAGCGCTTGCGTGAGAGCATCGGGCACGGTGCCAGTAATTGCAGCGATAAACGACATGTTTTGGCCGTCAATGATGATGAGATTGTATTGAGGCAAAACTGTTTCCCAAATCTCATAAGCACCATTGGTTGTGCCATCCCAAGTGTTGATCGCGATCCGGGCTTGTATCAGAAGAAGATAAGTGTCGTCAGGCAACACGGTGACTTGCGTTTGATCGCCCTGCCACGTTCCTGAATCCCACCCGTTGAGATCCGTGCCATCCCAAGTGAAAAACACACCACCAATCGGAGTAGTGAGAATGCGGGAAACACCCACCCACTGACCAATAATATCAAGCTGATTTCCCACTGGTGAAAGATCCAAATCGAAGATCGCAATCATCGACTCAAGAAGAGTTTGGATTTGAACTAAAACACTAGTTACAGTGTTGATCGTCGCTTCAAAGTTGGGCTGCCCCACGTACTCTGAAGTGATGTAATCCAGATAGGTTTGAGTAGTGTTGATCATGTCACGAAACTCACATCACCCGCGATGCACGTCGCGAGCACGTTGAAATCAAGATCGATATCACTTGAGCCCAAACTACCACCCGTAAGTGTACCGCCAGAAACACTGATATTCGTGCTTGATTTTGCCAAGGTGAAAGTATCGCCTGTAGGCCCTGGCGTGTTGTACTGAACCTCAACGATTAAGCCCGTCGAATCAAGAGAGTAAGACGCGATGTTGATTGACGTGTTTGAAGACGCGCTTAAGAAAGCTTGGAGGTTCGCAGCCGTGATGAGATCCGTTCCGCCAATCTTGACTTGGCTTCCTGTTGGTGTCCCGCTCACAAACTCAATAGAAACCCCGTTGACTGTAACGGTATCTGCATTCGATGGGTTTCCAGTAAAGGTGATGTGTCCAGTTGCGCATTCTGCAATTTCAACGCTTTCAATGTTGAAAGTACCAGCGGCAGTCGAGCCAGGAACGTAAGCCACAACGATGATTTGAGTGATGACGATCGTCCCGCCGATTGGGAGACTTGAAATGTAGGCTGCAACAGCGGCGGCAATAATATCTTCGTTACTCGAAACCCACCCACCAAGAGGGGTGACGGTGACTTGAACGGCAATAGGTGCAAGTGTTGGCCTAAAGAAATTGATCGTGATCGGTACGCCCTTTGGATCGGTGAGCGGAACACTCGTTGTGCCGTAAGTCTGAGTCCCTGGCGTCTTGTAATCGAGAATAGTTTGAGCAATCGCGGTGTCGTCCCCACCTTCCACCACGAGAGAAATGCTGTGTGGTGGAAGACCGTTGTCATCTGTTGTCCCGGTGTCGTTCTCGTAAGGCGCTAAAGACGTAACACCCGACACGTTTGCAACAGCGCTGATCGTTGCATCAAAAACAGTTTGAGCAGGAATAGAAGTTGATACCACTTGGCGATTTCTGAGCGCTGCATCCGTCTCGTAAGCTTGCCCCACCGTTGCGGCGGAAGGGTTTGTGACTGACTGCCATCCTTGAGTTGGGGTGTTGAGTCCCGTGATGGTATTGGGTTGAGCAGCTATCGCACCGGGTGCCGCTGATGTTGCAGTCACCGTGATGGTTCCACCACTTGGGATAGTTACGGATGCGGGCAAGTTCCAAATTTGATTAAGATCATCGATCGCCGAGCCATTGGTGATCGTGGTGAATCCTGTTCCACCGATCAAAAGCTCAACAGTGGAGTTTGTTGCAAGCTGTCTTCTCAAACCGTTGATCTTCACTACGCGTGAAAGACCAACACCTTGAGCGGTACTCGGTGAAAAAGAATTGTAAATAGAAGCCCCCAAGGCTGCCGTATCATAAAGAGCTTGAGCAATAATGCCAAGCCATTGGCCGTCTTGAGAATCGCTACCGAGATAAACATCGGTGCCGTAAATATTTTGATAAGAGGTTGTCAGATACGCGAGAAATGACGGAAAATCCGCGTAGTGATAACCAGCTGAATCGATCCAAACTAAGCTTGTAACATCCATTAGGTGAGTGCTCCTAAGTTTTCCATTTGAAGCTGTGTCTGGCCGTAAATAGTATCGAGAGTCGCGCTCAGACTTGAGTAGCTTCGTGTCTTTGGATCAACGGTACTTTGCCAGTTATTCAAATCTTGCACGAGCAGTTGTCCATTCTGGTTAATTGCTAAAATTGTTTGAATCAAAGTCTGATCCGCTTCTTCCTGTGAGTTGTATCCAAAGACGCCTTCTAACCAAGGTGTCCCGTCATTCACATTGAGAAACCATTCACCAAGGAAAAGTCTCAGATACGTTTCAACGGCTTGGGCAACAGCTTCCGGTGAATTAATTAAAAAATCAAGCTGTCCGTTTCCAAACTGGTAATCACCCGTGGGTGAAAGTGCGCGATATCTCATTCTAAAAGCTCTCCTATCTCAGTCAAAACTGTGGCAAGAGAAGACTCGCAAGCGGCGGCGGGTGCTTGAAGCATGGCCTGAGTGACAGGAGTTCCACCGCCAGAAAAACCAGCTAGTGCAGTCATGAAAGTGTTCAATGCCGATTGAAGATTCGTCAGTACGGTGTTGAGATCAGTCGTTGCGTTGGTGACTCCAATTTTGCCATCACCCGTAATAGAAACATAAGTATCGCCATCGTCGTTTCTGATTTGAACATCAGTGGCGCTGACATTTGATATCACGTTGGGCTGTGATTTAGGCCCCGGAATAACGAAGCCATCAGATAGATCATGCATCCGAAGTTCCATCGGGATTTGAACGCCGCCACTCTGCCACCAAGAATCGATACAGCGAGAAGAGATAACAACTAAAACCTCATCGTCTACCGCGATCGGGAAAGTAATGGTGAACCCACCCGCTGATGGGAATACGATCGGGCAATCAAGAAGTGGCGGCATGTTGACGAAACTTTGAACACCGTTCTCGTCAGTGGCTACGCCTTTGATCGCGGGTTGAACTTCGCACGTCATGGCTTCTAAATTCACGCTGCTCACGATCGCGGGCATTGCTGTCCACATTTGAGCTTGAAGCCCTTGAAGCGCGTACCGCTGTGCGGTTTCTGGATCGTTTAAAACTTGATTACGATCCATAGCCCACCTGTACCGAGTCAAGCGGATTGCTCGAAATATCGACCGTAAGAAGTCTAAGGTTTGAGTACCATTCTTGCCCGCGCGTATCGCCTGAATGCTCTACAACAAGTGTGTAATAAAAACCGTCATGAGAGATCGGACTTGGCGTATTGGCTGGACTTCCTGGCGTCCAAAAATCAATTTTCATTTTGGCGATAGAAGCGTTATCAAGCTGAATTCGGCCATGCACCTTGATGTTGGGGTTGAGAAGACACTTCACATCGATGCCTTCGGTAGTCTGTTGAGGTGTTCCGATCATGCCGGTCTTGCTCGTAATGACCACGGCTTGGTTTGGAAGATAAGTACCTTGAGATAGAAACACCAAGTTGCCGTCTTGAATTGACCACGTGAAGCCGTAAGTGTCGGCAAGTTTTTTCAGGTGATCGCGAGCGTTAGCATAAATGACTTTCCCGCGTGGGAGTTGAACTTGTGGGAGTGCCCCATTGTAGCCCTTTCCGATGCCCATATCTGACATGGAAGTAAGAGCGGCGTTCAACTGTATTTGAGGCGTGCATCCCGCTTTAATCGATTGTTGGATCGTTGCAAAATTGTAGGCTTGATCACCATCACCACAGTTGAGATTGATGAAAGTGTCAGTCGCGCTTTCTCGTCCGGTGATAAATTGCTTGATGTTGCCCTTGAAGATCAGACCATAATTCCCAACATATCCCGCTTGCAAAAGAACGTGAGTGAATTCATT